ACTCCAAGTGTATCAACCACTCCATCAATTACACCAAGTAATTCAATCACTCCGAGTAATTCAATCACTCCAAGTAATTCAATCACACCAAGTAATTCAATAACTCCAAGTAGAAGTACAACACCATCAATAACACCATCGAATTCTATTACTCCGAGTAATTCAATAACTCCAAGTAATTCAATTACTCCAAGTAATTCCATCACTCCAAGTGTATCACGAACTCCATCCATCACTCCATCAAATTCAATCACACCAAGTAATTCTATTACTCCAAGTAATAGTATCACTCCAAGTGTATCACGAACTCCATCTATTACACCAAGTAATTCAATTACACCATCAAATTCAATAACTCCAAGTGTATCTCGAACTCCATCCATTACTCCAAGTAATTCAATAACTCCAAGTAATTCAATCACTCCAAGTAATAGTATTACTCCGAGTGTATCACGAACTCCATCAATTACACCAAGTAATTCAATAACTCCAAGCAATACTATTACACCATCCATCACACCTAGCGCATCTACCGTAGCAGTTGATACACTAATTTTTGCGAGATGGATAACCAACAATCAGGTTTTTTAAAAAAAGAATGGAAAATTTTGAAAAATAAGAATATTTTAGTATATAAACATTAAACTAAACACTATGGAAACAAAACAATTAACTCAAGAAGAATTGCAACAAATATCTTCATTAAGAGAACAATTCAGAGATGCATATGCCAATATTGGATTATTAGTTATGAGACTTAAAGAATTGGAAACAGAAAAAGAATTAGCAGAAAATAGAATTAAAGAATTGAGTGATGATGAGTTATCTTTATATGAAAAACTAAAATCTACATACGGAGAAGGTACAATAGATTTAACCACGGGAGAATTCAAACAAAATTAATAGTACACTTATTTTTTGGTGAAACTATTCTATATTTATATGTAACTGAAAATAAATTCAAACAACTATGGCAACAGAAAAAATCGTATCACCTGGTGTATTCACAAGAGAAAATGACCTCTCGTATTTACCTACAGGTATAGCTCAAATTGGTGCAGCAATCGTAGGCCCTACAGAATATGGCCCCGCTTTCTTACCAAAAATAGTTACAACTCAACAAGAATATGAGCAAGTATTTGGTCTTCCAACCGATTACTATACAGGATACGCAGCTCAGAACTACCTTAGAGAGGCTGGTTCTTTGACAGTTGTCAGAGTTGGTGGTATAGGTGGATATAGTTTGGGTGGTGGTTTAGTAGTGGAGGCATCATCAGGTTCTGCTAGTACTAAGCAGATTGTTGCAGTTTTAGCACCATCTTCCTCAAGAAGTACCTCAATAGCTTTATTTGGTGGTACTGACCTTGGAAGTGGTTCTTTTGGTGTATCCCAAAGTGGTGCAACCGTAGCAACAGCAAGTATTCTATTATCATCAACCGCATCTGTAGATGATGTGTTTGGAACTAATCCTTTCTTTGGTAAAGGTGCGTACGCCTATCTATACTTTGATACTACAACAATTACTGGTAGTTTATTATATAATGTTAATCCGGCTCATATCACGGTAAGTTTAGCTCCGCTAGATACTTATGGTGGAAATACTGCACCTCAGAATTTTACTGATGATGCAACTTATGCTTCAACACCATGGATACAATCTCAACAATATGCAGGTTCAAGATATAACTTATTTAAAGTACATACTCTATCTGACGGTATTACTGAAAATAGAAGATTTAAAGTACAAATTTCAAATGTAAAGATTTCCGATGGAGAGACTTATGGAACATTTACTTTGACTCTTCGTTCTTATGATGATACCGATAGAAGAAAAACTATTCTTGAAACATATTCAGGATTAGATATGAACCCTGATTCTCCTAACTTTATTGCTAGAAGAATTGGTGATAAACAAACAACTATTGATTCACTTGGTAAAATAACCGAAACAGGTAACTATGGTAATATATCTAAGTATATTAGAATAGAGGTTGCAACCGAAGGTACATATCCTTTAACTGCAATTCCTATAGCTAACGCTGCTTATCAATTACCTATTAATTTTGGAACAAATGGTGGTTTATTGCAAGCCGTAAGATTTGTTACCTCATCTGCAAGTTCTTCAATTTTCCCAAGTGGATTTGATTTTACAAACGATAACAACATATACTACTTAGCTCCTATTCCTGCAAACGCTGGCACAGGTGCTAATACATCCTTTGGATTGGATACTACCGTTGCGTTATCATTTAATGATAATAGTGCAACTGAGGTACAAAAAAGAAACTTTGTTGTGGCATTCCAAGAGGGATTTGATGGATTGAATCCCACTACACCAAAATACAAAGGTGCAGATATTACGGCAACTAATACACAAGGATTTAATTGTTCAACTTCAACATCATCTGGTTCTGTAGCGTATGCAAGAGCATTCGATGCACTATCTAACCCTGATGAATTTGATGTCAACTTATTATCAACTCCTGGTATTATTCGCTCACTACATCCTTCTGTTACTACAGATGCGATTGATACTTGTGAAGGAAGAGAAGATGTATTCTACATTGCTGATTTTACAACTGCCACAGCTACCGTAGCAGATGCAGTTAACCAAGCAGATGCAGTAGATACCAACTACGCAGCAACCTACTATCCTTGGGTTAAGACAATTGATACTAACACCAACAAGTTAGTTACAATTCCTCCATCGGTATTGATGCCGGCTGTGTACGCACAGAACGACAGATTAGGTGCTGAATGGTTTGCTCCCGCTGGTCTTAACAGAGGTGGTATCCCTGGCGCTTTATCAGTAGTTAATCGTCTAACTCAAGCTGAGAGAGACACCCTATACGAAGGAAAGGTTAACCCTATCGCAGCATTCCCTGGTCAAGGTATCTCCGCTTTCGGACAGAAAACTTTACAAGATAAAGCAAGTGCATTAGATAGAATCAATGTAAGAAGATTACTTATCAACTTGAAAAAGTTTGTAGCATCTACTTCACGATTCTTAGTGTTTGAACAAAATACTGCAACTACAAGACAAAGATTCTTGACAACTGTTAATCCATATTTGGAGGCAGTTCAACAAAGACAAGGCTTGTACGCTTTCAGAGTGGTTATGGATGAAACTAACAATACTGCAGATGTAATAGATAGAAATATCCTTGCCGGAGCTATCTACATCCAACCTGCTAAGACCGCTGAATTCATTATCATTGATTTCAATGTTCTTCCTACAGGTGCTACATTTAATGTATAAAAAGTTAGAAACTAAGTATTTATAAGTAACTAAAACCGAAAAGACAATGGCAGAAGTATTAGAGTTTAACGATATGTTCTATACGAACTTTGAACCAAAGGTAAAGAACCGCTTTATCTTTGAGATTGATGGTATCCCTTCTTATATCTGTAAAGCAGGTAAGAGACCTTCTATTAAGTTTGAGGTTATTACAATGGAACACATTAACTTAAAAAGAAAGTTAAAAGGAAAGGGTGAGTGGGAAGATATCACGGTAACTCTATATGACCCCATCGTTCCTTCAGGTGCGCAAGCAGTAATGGAATGGGTTCGTTTATCACATGAATCCCTAACAGGTAGAGATGGATACGCAGAATTCTACAAGAAAGATGTAAACCTTTATATGTTAGGCCCTGTAGGTGATAAGATTGAACAATGGACTTTGAAAGGTGCATTTATCACACAAGCAACTTTTGGTGATTTAGATTGGGCTACTGCGGCTGAAGCAAGTACGATTGAAATCACACTTGCAATGGATTACGCAATTCTTGAGTACTAATATCAAATTGATGATAAAACAAAACCCCGTTGGAAACAATGGGGTTTTTTTATTTCTAATTTTTCTATTATTATATACTTATATATGAACACTAAAACAAATGTTATGAGCGAATCAATAGTAGAGTATCAAGTACCCACACCAAAACAAGATAACGGGTACGATTTCCCAACCGAAGTTATTAGCTTACCATCTGAAGGTAAACTTTACCCCGAAAATCATCCATTAGCAAAAGGAACGGTAACGATTAAGTACATGACAGCAAAGGAAGAAGATATCCTTGCATCCCAAAACCTTATTAAGAAGGGGGTTGTAATGGATAAACTTTTAGAAAGTCTTGTAATTGGTGTACCACTTGATGATATAATGGTAGGTGATAAAAATGCTATATTTTTAGCAGCTAGAATCTTAGGTTATGGTGCAGCATATGATGTAGAAGTTACTGACCCATTTAGTGGAATGAGACAAAAAGTAAGTATAGACTTATCAAAAGTACAAACCAAAGATGTTGATTTTAGTAAGTTAAACCGAAAGAATGTTTATGAATTTGAATTACCTTTATCAAAGAAGAAAATCAAATTCAAAATGTTGACACACAAAGATGAAAAAGAGATAACTGAAGAAATTCAAGCAATGGAAAAACTAAACAAGGGAGCAAACCCCTCTGATGTTACCACGCGTTTGAGAAAGATGATTATTGAAGTAGATGGTAAAACAGAAAGATCATATATAAACAAATGGATAAATAATGAATTTTTGGCAAGAGATACCAAAGCGTTTAGGGCGCATATTAAAGAAATAACACCTGATATGGATTTACGCTTTAACTTTGTATCCGAAATAACCGGTGAATCGGAGGCACTGGATATTCCATTTGGTATTAGCTTTTTTTACCCTACCGCCTAATTATTCAGTTCAATTACATGAACAAATTTGGTCTCTTTGCCATCATGGCAATGGGTTTACTTGGAAAGATGTTTATTTCATGCCAATTCACTGGAGGAGATTCTACTTTCAAAAATTAGTGGAATTTAAGACAAAAGAAAAGGAAGAAATGGATAAGGTTAACCGAAAAGGTGCGGCAAAACCACCGAAGGTTAAATTTAGATAAGGGGGTATTTACTCCCTTATTTTTTTATTGGTGATATTTATAGATATAGTAAACCATATTTAAAATGAAAAAGAAATCACTTAAAACTGAAGGATTATTTTCACTGGTAGATAAATTCATGTCAAGTTTTTTTGATGCCTTGAAAAAAGGTGCGGAAGATCAAGTGATACAACAGGCTAGAAAAGCAAAACTACCCCCTGAAGCTATTGCTCATATGGAAAAAATGAAAAAACAAAGAGAACAATTTCGTAATACAATGATTAACGCAGTAGGAAGGCGTTAATACTAATCTCAATAAGAAATGGCTGGGGCAAATTTAGAAACACCGGAACAATTAGAAAATCTAAGAAAAGGATATACTCGTGCTAAAGAAATTATAGCCGAGATAACTGAATTGAGGCGAAGAGGAAATCAATTAACCGAAGAAGAGAGAGCAAAACTAACGGAAATTACAGCTGAGCATAGAAAAATAGTTACAGAACGACACCTCATATTAGCTGATGGTAAATTGATGGCCGCTCAGCAGGCCAAATTTAATTCTAGTATATCGGACACAAATCTTATATATGCAAAACAACGAGGTGAAATTGCAGGTATAAATAGTATGTATCGGGATTTGGGTAACGCTCAAAATCAATTTCTACAACGAACTCAGCAAAGCCTACAATTTCAAATAAATTCAGCTAATACTACATCAGAACAAAGAGAGGCTATTGGAACGATAAGCACTTCATTAACCGAACTGACATCAATACAACAAAGACTTGCTGAATCAGATGGATTAAATTTAGAACAACAACAAGCAATTAGAGCTGAATATGAGTCAAAATTAAATACATCACGACTTCAAATTGCAAATGGATTAGCTAATAATACAATAACAAGTGACCAAGCTAAATTATTAGAGGCAGCTCTTAGAAACCAAGAGGAATCATATATTATAGCAGAAAAATACGCAACTGTATCGAAGGAAACAAAAGATAGAATTCAATCTCAGGTTGAGGCATATAATAAAATGAAAAATGCTGCAAGAGGAACATTGGATACAATCCGAATGACTCTTCAGTCACCACAGGCACTTGCCATGGCTGCAGCTGCCGCAGTTACAAAAATAATGACGGCTGCATTAGATGCAAGTAAAAAAACAGGTGAGTTTTTTAGTGGATACGCATTTTCAACAGGCATCCTTGGATTAGCATTTGATGATGCACTAAGTACATCAGGAAAGTTAGCAAAAAATTTAGGAGGAACACGAGAAGTAACTTCAGGATTACAACTTGATATACTTGCAATGGGTACTGCATTTGGTGTAGGTGGAGATGCAGCAGCAGATTTGTTTAACCAAGCAGGTAAATTATCTGGGAATACAGGAGCAGTTGCTAAAGATATGATGGAAGCAACGGCCGCTACTGCCAGAATGAATGGTGTACTTCCTGCTCAAATGTTAGGTGATATGGCAAAAAATACCGAAGGTATGATGCTATATGCTAAAGGTTCATTTGACCAATTTACTAAAAATGCCGCAGCTGCCGCCAAGTTGGGTGTAGAGTTATCCGCATTAAATAATATGTCAAAAACACTTCTTGATTTTGAATCATCAATTGAAAGTGAACTTGAATTAAACGCCATGCTTGGTAAAGAAATAAACCTCAATCGTGCCAGAGAATTAGCATATATGGGTAAGCAAGACCAAGCAGCTGCAGAAATACTAAGACAAGTTGGTGGTATAAATGAGTTGAGAAAAATGGATGTGTTCCAAATGGAACAATTATCAAAAACAACTGGTTTCTCAGTTGAACAACTATCACAAATGGTGGCAAATGGTGGTAAACTAAAAGAAGAACTTAGCCCAATAGATAGTATGTTTGACGGAATGAGTGAAACTACTAAAGGATTAATACTAGCCTTCGGTGGCCCATTGATTGGTGCACTTGCAACGGTAATTGCTATGATGATTGGTGCAAATTCATTAGCAGCTAAAATAGGAAAAAGTGTGGCAGCCGCGCTTCCAGGTGGAGGGGGAGCAATCGGCGGTGGTGCACCAACAGCATCAGGAGGAACGCCATCTGCACCTACAGGAAATGCACCTGGTAGCAATGTAATGGGTCCTAATCAACAACAAGGATTAGACCAAACTACACGAGGTTCTAATGCAGCGGGTAAAGGTGGTGGGGGTATAGGAGATAAATTGAAAGATTTAGCGAAGGGATTAAAAGCTATGGGTAACCCACAAGTTTTATTTGGTGCTCTTAATTTGATACCAACCGGATTGGGATTTCTATTATTAATGCCAGGTCTTCCCTCACTTTTTTTCTTGAGTAAAATTGATGTTAGTAGAGTAGGTAAGGGATTGAGTGATTTATCCAAAGGATTAAGTAAGATGGCATTACCATCCGTATTTGTGGGTTCACTAGCACTTGTTGCAGCTGGTATTGGATTTGGATTACTTACCGTAGGTGTTTTAGGTATGGCAGCAGTTTCTCTATTAGGAACTTCAGCAGGTACAGGATTAATTTCGTTAGGAACAGGATTAACCGCCATGTCAGGTGGATTAGTTGGAGCAGCTGCATTATCGGTTGCTGCATTAGGATTCACTTTGATGACATTAGGAATACCTGGCATGATAGGAATCGCATTATTTGGAACTGCAGCTGGAACAGGGCTAACCGCATTAGGAACAGGATTAACAGCCTTATCAGGTGGATTAGTTGGAGCAGCTGCATTATCAGTAGCCGCATTAGGATTTGCGTTAATGACAGTGGGATTACCTGGTATGATAGGAGTTGCCTTATTGGGAGCACCTGCATCAGCTGGATTAATAGCATTGACCACGGGATTAACAGCATTCGGAGCCGCTGCAGCAACAGGAATTCCTTTCTTAGGTGTTTTATTGTTGGCCGCATTCGGAGCCGCTTTAATTCCATTAGCGTTTGCACTATCATTAGTTGCTCCATTAGTTACCGCTATTGGTAGTGTGATAGTAAATGTAATAACTGCAATCGCACAAGGTATAGCAACAATTGTAGGAAGTCTTGGTCAATTCTTATCAACAATTATACCGATGATGAGTGTAGAAGCAGCCATGGGTGTATTAGCTTTTGCTGGTGCATTTGTTGCTTTGGGATTTTCATTGTTTACATTAGGTATATTTGGTAGTGTGGCAATTCCTACTCTATTGGCACTTTCAGTATTTATGTTGGCATTGGGTGGAGCAGTGGCTATATTAGATTCATCATTTGCTAGTTTATCTACATCGGTATCTACTATAGGAGAAACTTTATCTACTTTGGCATCATCCAGCTTTACACCATTATTTGGATTAGCATCCGCACTTAGTGAATTGGCTAATTCATTATTTTTAGTAGGATTAGCAGGAATATTAGCATTACCCGTTTTAAATGGTTTGGCAGAAAATCCGTTAATAATTGGAGCAGGTGGAGGTGAAAAGAAAGGTGAAAACGATGAACTATTAAACGAAATAAGAGGATTGCGTTCAGATTTATTATCAGGTAAAATAGCGGTCTACATGGATGGTGAAAATGTTACAGCTGCAGTAGCAGGAATAAATCAAGGTAATCCATTAACTTAATATCATGGGAAAGAGTTTGTTAGAATTATTTTATAAAAAAGATGTAAAACAACTTTATCAGTTGGAAAACAATGCCGCTGCAAAAGGAAAAACATTATCATCAAAATATGATATCCGAAATAGTAAAACAAGACAACCGGTATACTCTGCATCTCCATTAATGAGAGTACCCATGTTTCTTCTTCACAAAATAAGGTTGACCGGTTCAGAAAGAAAAAGTGAAAATTTAATAGAAAATGAGGTAGCAGGATTAAGAAGTTTACGAGGATTAGCCTCACCAATCATATATGGTTCGGAAATAATTAGATTAAAATTACAATCAACTCCTACGGTTGAAAGAATGAAAAACGCTCAAGGTGGAGTTCTACCTGGCGTAACTGCATTTGGACAGGCAATAAAGAAAACAAGAGAAGCAGTAAATACATTTTTTGGTTTAGCCGATTATCCTATACCAACGACTATAAGTTATAAGTTGGATCAATTAGGAACTAAAGACCCAACATATGATAGGATGATTAAGTTGGGTGAACTTAAAAATAATTTTGTATCATCTTTTCTTGCAAAAGTTTTAAGAGATAGTGCAGGTGGTGCATCTACAATCCCAAGACAAGTAGTTGGTAATGCAGTAGCGGCAGCTAAGGCTGGATTAAGAAATAAGATAACGGGTGAAGCCCAAAAAAGTTCAAATGGAGCACTTGCAGTCAAAGAATTTAAAGTGGGAGATCAAACCTCGGTTATATTATACTCAGAATATGGTAAATATTCAAATGCAGGAAAGCCAGGGGAAGTAACCGTAGGTAAAGCAGCAAGGAACTTAGAGGGAGATGAATCACCCCAAAGAAGTATTAGATTTCAGTACAAAAACCGAATCAAATTAAACCCTGCATATCCTTCAATAACTGCAACGGGAAATACTGCTTCTCCTTATTCACGAGATTGGTATAATGCAAAACTTGATAATTTTGATTTAGGTGCATCACCTGATAATGCAGTAAAGTACAAATATAACTCAGATAACAAGTTTACTCCAGATAATAGTTACACAGCGAATGATTTTGGATTATTTAGAGGAAAAGCCAATCCTGATATTGATAATGATAGAGAAAATCTTGATAAATTAGATTGGAGAAAAGATTCAAGATTAAAAAATTATTATGAGTATCAACAATTTAAACAATCGTTAAGAGCTACATACGCAACAAATCAATCAAACTATTTTGCTGGATATGGAGTAGCGTTTAAAGCAAATACTTTTGGAATCGGAACAAGTGATGATGAGAATTATCCTCTTTATGATAAACCCGGTGTATTATACCCTGATTCAAGAAACAATGGGTATATACAAAAATTCTATCCACCTCAAGGTGCAGAAGACCAAGATAAAGATGTTTACACAAAAAACACAGCATCTCCTGCAACAAATTGGAATACTGCAACTAATCAACTTGAAACACAAGATTACGCAACAAGTGTAGGAGGAGTAAGGTATGGCACTAAATTTTTCAGAGATTCTGGTGATGTTATAGTACCAACAAAAGATGGACAGAAAACAATAAATGTAAACTCATTAAGACCACAAAAGTTACCATCACCTGAATCACCAAATACAGGTAAATATTCGTTTGAAAATCAAGTAAAGAACACAGTCAATGGACCACTAAGTGATACATTAGAAAGAAGAAGAGGATTAGGTACAAAACGAGATGTATTAAACCAAACAGGAAGATTTACAAATGAAGAACTTAATCAGGTTAGATATGAAGGTAGAACAATAGATGATGTTGATTTAATTACTATGAAATTTCAAAGGATGAATGACATGTCTGCAATCATCCTGAGAACAACTATAACGGGATTTAGTGAAACATTTACTCCAGGTTGGGAAGGTAATCAATTTTTAGGTAATCCCTTTAAATTTTATTCATATACAGGTGTAGAAAGAAAAGTATCGTTAACGGTTAAGTTCTACGCAATGTCACAAATAGAGTTAGTTATGATGTGGAGAAGACTTGAATATCTTGCACATTTTACATACCCATATGGGTATAGTGATTCCGGTACTATACCATCGTTATTTTACTTTACATTAGGATCAATGTATGTAAAAAAGCCAGGAATACTTACTTCACTTACATATAATATTGATGATAATCAACAATTGTGGGAAATAGGTGGAACAGGAAAAGCAAAGGTATCGTTTGATACAGAAAAAAATGAGCATAGATATGTTCCTGCATTCGATGGAGTGTTTTATAGAGATTTAAGATTTAAAGAAGATACATTAAGAATAACAGATGTAGAGCAAGCTTACCCAGATAATCCAGCGGGAAATCAATCTGTTGTGGATATCAGTAGTATAAATATAGATGAGTATAAACTACCAAAATTTGTTAATGCACAATTAGAAATAACATTCTTAGAAGCACCAGCCGATACTGCTACAAATGTTTATGGATTTGGTAAACCTGCCGCTAGAGGTAGTAATTTCGGTTCAACACCCGGTTCTTACGCTACATTAGGTGCAGGTAATGGAAAAGCATTTGATAGTGAAGGGTTTAAAGCTGCAACTGAAGAAAGAGCTAAACAAATTGCAACAGAGCAACTAAATAAAGAGAAAAAAAAGAAAGATAGTGAAGATGCGTATAGAAAGAAAGAGGCAGACGCTGCAAAAAGAAATTCTACAACATCAACATACTTAGGTATGGGAGTTTATACACGAGGATAATTTTTTAGTATGATAAAACGATACGATAATCCATCAACCGGCCCCAAAAGATTACCAAATGGACAAACCGTTAGGATAATAAAACCATTTCAAAGTATACCAAAATCAGATGATGATATATACATCCGTACAGAAGAGGGTGATAGGCTTGATTTGATAGCTATGGAATTTTATGGTGACCCAACTTTATGGTGGATAATTGCAATTGCAAATAACATAAATTCTGCCGATATTGGAGTTAATAGTGGAGTAGAGTTAAGAATACCCAGAGATTTAGAATACATAAACTCATTAACACAAATATAGAAAATGTCAATTTTTCAAAGTGAAGTTTTTCCTTATATTGGAAGAGAATTACAAGCAAGAACGAATACTGCGGTTGCATCAAAAATGAAACCATGGATATTAGTTCGTTCAAATGTATCACCGGGAAAAGTTTTAGGAACTTTATCATACGGTTCATTTGGACAATCATATGGGGCAGATTTAAGACCTAACCCACTTATAACCGATTGGTCTATTGATTTTTCATCTAGAGGTACACTACGCAAAGGTACACTAAAAATAAAATGTTTTTCTGTCTCTCAGTTAGAAGAAATACAAAAATATTTTATGGAACCAGGTATGAGTGTATTTGTACAATGGGGATGGACACAAACCGCTACAACGGGAATGCCAGTTAGTGCGTTACCATTAGATGCAAATTTTCAAAGAGCATTTTATAGAAATGTTGAAGTTCTTCAGGCATATAGGAATGATAAACTTGGATGCTATGATAATATGCTAGGAATTATATCTAAAGCAGAATCATCGGTAAGTGGAAACGAATTTGAAGTTACTTGTAAAATATGTTCGTTAGGTGAATTACTACAAGGGTTATCAAGTAAAGGCACTTCATTAGGAAGTGATAATGAAAATGCAACAGAAGGTAAAGTAAAAGGAAAAAGTTTTTATGATAGGGATATAAAGCAGCAAAGGGTAAGCAAAAATTGGAAAGCAGCCAGCTTTATGGCGTTCTATAATGCATTACCTGATTCATTAAAAGATAACACAACTTATGGTTTATGGAATAGTTCTGATATAAAAGGTGGTGAATTTATAAATTATGATGAATCAATTGCAGAAACCGTAAAAGATGAAACACAAGATGAATCTTGGTATGAAATTTTTGAAAATAATGATTTTGATTTTTTGGGTAAAAATATAATACCACAAGATGATGAGAGCCCAGTAAGTCCAAACAAATATGTAAAGTTTGATTTTTTAGTAAAATTGTATAATAGGATTTGCACAGTCAGAAACGGTCAAAACATTGAAGATATAAATTTTCCGATAGATATTGGAACAAAGGCAAAACCAACAGCAATTTGTGGTGCGTTTCGTGAAATATACTCACCTGATTCTGCAATCTTCATACCAAATGATAGTGCGCATAATTGGTATGCTAAATTAGAAGCTTATACTATTTTACCCGCGGCAGGTGGAACAGATGATAGATATGGTTCTGGTATATACGCATCCGCAACTGCAGAATCAGCAAAACCAAATGTAAACTATCCACAATTTTTGGATAATACTATTCCAACACTTGACCCATCATATCCTAACGGAAAAATTAGTTTTCCTGATTCAAGGTCAGGACCACCTACGGCAGAGGGTAAACCAATGGACCCATACACTTGGGGGTGGATTGGCGATATTTATGTTGAACATGGAGTAGCCATGAGTTTTTTAGAATCGTTTGAAGAAGGTGCTTTAAGTTCACTAACAAATATACTACAAGTTATGTCTGATGCAGTTGGAGGATTTTGGTTTTTTCAACCAAAACAAGCAGATTCTGGTGGTGAACGAATTACAATAATGGATTTTGCTCAAAAAAGTATAGAAAAACCAAACCCCTTAAAATTACAATTATACGGACCAAGTAGTGTATTTTTAGATGCAAGTTTTAATTTTGATATACCAAAAGCATTGGCATCTAGAGTAATTATGACAAGATCAACTAAGGGTGAAGTGGAATCATATCCACCCACATATAGCTTGTTTTCTGAAGATGCGCAAGATGAAGTAATAACTGAAGATTTTTTATCTGCTCAAACATACACCCCACCTGCAGCAGAAACACCACAACCTGGCCCAACTGCGGATGAAAAGAAGAAAGAGGCATGGATAAAAATTAGAGAGAATAGCCAAATTTTAGTAAGCCCTGAATATAATGGCTCAGGATATATAGATAAATGGTTAGTACCGGGAGTTGGAAATGATTTGCAAGTTTTTATGTCTTTTGTTAAAAAGGCTGCTAAAGAAAATAAAACTAGCAATACAGGTTCACCACTACCAATAAAAGTAAATTTTACGGTATTAGGTATTAGTGGATTTAAGTTTGGTGATTTATTATCCATACAGGGGTTACCTGCAAAGTATAGCAGTCCTAAAACTGGTTACTTTCAAATAATAGAAGTGAAACATAAGGTTGATAATTCTAAGTGGACTACTGAGGTTGAAGCACATTTTAGACCATTACCACCTGCATAATAACTAACTAAACAAATGAAAGATAGATACATACAATTAGCTGGTAAAAAAAGAATACAAAATCGTATACCACAGGTGTATTTACCTAATCCAAGTTCGTTTGATTATAAAAGTGGATTGATACGCCGATATTTTATTCAGGCTAGAGATTTTAAATATTCACCAATATTTGAAGTAACAGAATCAGAGTATGCCAAGATAATAACAACGGATAGTTATTATAAAGGTGTTCAGTTAAATTGGAGAATAACAGGAGAACTTAGAGATTCTTTTTTTGCCAAAGATGATGGAACACTCATAAGAACAATATCTGCAGTTAATTTTAATCGTATGTCAATAAAAGAGGCAGCTAAAACAATGCCCGATATTGCACTCTATTTAGTAGATTTAAAGCAATTTTATAAACCATCTGTGTAAATTGTAAAATTCAGGTTTTATTCGTATACTATACCTGATGGTAAAATTTGTTGAGAGTAATCAGGTACTAACTGAATTCTTATCTGAATACAAGGGTAAGGGTAGTATTATTTTTCCAATTTTTCAGAACCGAACCACACACCCGATACATAACCGATTAGTGATTGTATTGGTTTACATTGGAAAAGATTGTTGGGTATTAGCAAACGAACATAATGATTCACTTTCTATTAACTTAGATATATTAGAACAAAGTGAAGCCACAAAATGGGTATTTGATACAAAGTGGTTGATTCACAAACTTAAATTATCTAATACTAAAAGTGTGGATGTCTCATATCATTTAAGTGAACTTAAAACCTACGATTATGCATCATTGTATCACGCATTAACCCAGTTTTACAAAACACCGAATGATTTATCATTCATTCCTATAACTAAGATAATTGAAAAAGTAAGTGATTTTGTAAACGATAATTTGAAGTATGTAAACGATAGTGTAAGTGGGTTTGATAAGTACAATGATTTAGTGTTACCTGCGTTTAATTTAATAGAAGGAAATGGTATACCAACCAAATTTGGAAAAGAGTATTCCTTATATAACAACTTTACAATCACAGGTAGACCAACTAACAATTTTGGTGGAGTAAATTATTCTGCACTAAACAAATCAGATGGAAGTAGAGACCACATCGTGAGTGAATTAGGTGAGTTCTACCAATACGATTATGATGGGTATCACATACGATTAATCAGTAAATTGATAGGAGAACCGATACCAGAATCATCCGCACACGAATGGTTAGGAAAACAATATTTTGGAAAGGATGAATTGACCGATGAAGAGTATCAAGTAAGTAAAGCAATAACTTTTCGTCAGTTGTATGGAGGTATTGACCCACACAATTTATCAATGCCATTCTTTGATAGAACAAATCAATTTATTAAAACACTATACAATGATTTCTTAGTTAAGGGGTATATACAGACCCGATTTGGGAAACGAATACCGTTTCAAAAAATAGAAAATCACAATCCCCAAAAGGTATTTAATTATTATCTACAAGCTTTGGAAACCGAAACCAATGTAATGATATTAGGTAGATTAAATGAATTGCTAAAAGGTAAACGGACAAAGTTAATTCTGTATACATACGATTCATTCCTATTTGATGTTGATGTAGAAGAACTCAATATACTCCCTACAATCGAATCAATTTTACATTTAATAGCACCTACGGAGGTATCAAAAAATAGTATTTACGGGAAAATCTAATACTTATATATGTACAAAAGTATTAACGACCTCGTAAATGATAAAGACACAATTATTATGTACATTCACAACCGAATCAGAGTTGCAGACTGTACTGAAAAATATAAGAGAAACTTATAAGATAGTATATAACTACATTTATATCCTACAAAACAAAAACATACCATCTGATTTATATATAACCTATAACATAGATGTAGAGTTCAAACCTGATACCCAATTAATTAACACCATTCTTGTTCATAGAAAGAAGCAATCAAATACCATATATACAATCAATGCCCTAAACCAATTGATTAAGCAGGATAATGGTGGAGTATTGGATTCCAAGTTTAGTGTAGATTGGGAAAAGTACAAAAATTGCATTATTTTAACCGGAACTGATGGTATAAGACAAATTCCTACAAAGATATTTGAAAAGATACAATTCTCTTAAATTATGGATATCAAAAATCTACTAGATGAGTTACTATTAGAGGTATCAATGTATCACCCTATTCCCGATTTGAGTAATAGGGAACACATTCAAACCCTTATCAATATATGTGAAGAGAGAGGATATAATCAGTTTGTCACTCTAATTAGAGAGGCATTTTTAGATGAAGCAGGCGCTGGTGCTGAGGCAAAAAAGAAGGGATTGATTCATGTTGGTAAAGGTTTCTATGCCAAAAAGAAAGGTGAAAAACCAATATACAAAACGGTAGATGGTAAACTTACACCTATAAGTAAAGATGAACCTACACCTGATGATACAGATAAATCAAAAAAACAACCCGATAAAGAAACTCCATCTTCACAGCAACAAATAAAAGATAAACCACTAACATCTCCATCCAAAGATGCATCAGATGATAATGAATCAGATAAAAAAGAACAAGAATTTCAAACCGCAAAAGCTAATCCTGATGCTGTATTGAAAGACCCAAATGTATCTGCTCGCTCAGTAGCAATAGCACGCGACCAAAAATCTAAAAATAGTGTACAATCTACACAAGATACTACATCTCAATCCAAAACACAGGGTGAAGAAGAACCGCGTAAGAAGTTAAGTCCAGCTAAACAAAAAGTTGTTGATAAGGCAGTGTATAATAAACAATTATCGGGCAAGGAATTGGAAATGATAGAAAGTGATACAGATGCAAGAAAACAATATGTTGAGGCCAGAATGGAGAATTACAACGAGGAATATACTAACACTCCCGACCCTAAAAAAGAAGAGTTTTTGAGTAACTTTATTGATCAAAGAGCAAATGAGGTAAGTGCTAATTATTTAAGACCGGCTGGAACTCCCGCTTCTTCATTCGCAGAAAATAATGGAGCAAGATTAGTCAATCAAATGTTTAATTCACCGAATCAAATGAGTGAAGATGAGTTGGTTAAGGGCTTATTAAAGCAACCGATTGCAACAGAAATTGACAAAAAAGATCGGGAAAGATGGGCTAGAATAGCCGTTAGAACAGCAAAAACTGAAGCAGAAGTTTTAAGAACTGACCGAAAATATCGTGCTAAGAATCCACAGAATCCTCCATATCCAAAAGGAGTCATAATGGATGGGCAATCAAAAGAAGCAGTGCGTACTCATTTTAAACATTTGTTAGAAAAGGCAAAGAAGGAAGGTAATACTGCAGCCATAAACCATTACACAAAACAATTACGATATATTGATGAGATAAAGGAAAGTGATACAGGGGTAATGTATGAAACCGAAGATGGAACTGTAGGATTTAAGCACACATCAAATAAAAGTGGATATGCCGACCCACATAACAATACTACTCCTGATCAAGTAGTTAGTGATATGACACAGAGATTACAAGAAAGAGGACTGGCAGGAGAAGATAGCCCAGTTATTAAAGCCCAGCAAGATGCAATTGATGAAATTTCAAAAGCAGAGCGTATGTTAACTGATGGGGCACCTGCATGGGCACAGGGAAGAAATGTAACTCCACAACAGAACAAAAGAGCTGCAGCAGGTGGAGGAGCATTGTTTGGTAGGTTTCCAATTGGTCAAGGAGCAGATAAAGACTACCTTGAGGAGGCGTTTAAGAAGAAAAAGAATGGAGAGTACAATAAGGAGGTTACAGAAGCAGCTGCAGCAGCAGGTGTTAAACTTCCATTAGACCCTAACGACCCAAAACTAAAAGAAAAACAAATGAAAATAGTCTTTGAATTGTTAAAGAATCCAAAGGCTAGTAAAGGATTTGTAAAAAAGTTAATAAGAAAAATAGGTGAATTACATACTACGCTAGCTGCTTGCGATTCAACAAAAAATCCCGAAGCATGCAAACTGAAAAAGAAAACAGAATGGGCAAAGTATTGTGGAGCAAAAGTAGAAGATATAGATGAGATATTAAAACAAACCGAAGGGTTGGCAGATGTGGGTGCTAACTTTAAAAAATCTGTAGCAGAAGCGCATGATAGAATAGTTTCTTCATATCAAGATGCAGATACTGACCATTGTGAAAAAGAAGGCAAACCATGTTATCCAAAAGACCCAACTGCAGATAACGGCCCACACCAACAAGCATATGTTGAAAACTTTATGCACAGGATGCATTTTGATTCATATATAATGGGAGAAAGAGATGGAGTTAGTTCTCAAAATATCGGAGGAGATGATGTTAAACCTGAGTACTATAGACAATGTTTAGCAGAATTATCTGGGTATGATGGGGATACTGAATCCGAAGAGGGCAGAAAAGGTTTAGTTCAACACCTAACAAAACGGCTTCGTATATCACCTGGCGGTGAATCTATTAGTATAGAATCTAAAAAAGAAGGCGAAGAAGCAATTACAATAGGAAAAGATTCATACCGAACTAAAGGTCAATCTAAAGGTGTGTTGGGTGGGTTGGGTAAATCCATGCAAGAATGTTTAGAGAAAAAAGCTAAGCCTAATAAAAATGAAGGGATTGAAGAGATAACATCATTACCGAAAGAAGTAAAAGAAAGATTGATTACTCGTTTAAAATCAGAATCAGCTGATACCACTCTTCGTTCATTAGATGAGATGTTTAACACCATCATAAATAGATTATTAAACGAAGAGAGCACACTAGGCGGATATGAAGCCGATGGTGAACCTCCAACTGGGCATTTACCCGATGGAAAAATCCGAATGATAAACAAAAACAAACCTGAGAATTGGTTTAAGCAATTAGGGTATACTCAAATAGATAAACCTAAAGCCGATGCAATGCGAGGCAAAGGAAAGCATAAAGATAAAGATAGTCAATTCCGTCAAATAAGTTATCATGTTCAAAATATGGTACAATCAACACTTAACCCTGCTGAAAAACCAAAAGAAACTAAAAAGTGGGATAAAGTAAAAGGTGATGTTGCCAAACAAATAAGAGGTAAAGGTGAAACTCGTTTTTGGGATTTACAAACTACACCTGAAGGAAAAAAAGCACAGGAAAAGGCTAAAAAGAAAGCAGAAAAAGAACAAAAGAAGAAACAAAAAATATCTTCTAAAATTTTCAAACCTTAACTTTTATTCCTATATTGGATTAAACAATTCAATATGGAATCAAAACAACTATCTATTTGGGATGAAACTTCCCCAATTGTAAAAGAGATTGAAACAAAATACCCCGAAATGACTAACGAATACAAGCGTATTATGTTAGAAGGATACGAAACATTCTGCAAAAAGCAATCAAACTACGGCCCTGATAATATTGCTGTAGGAACGATCCTCAAAACAGATGATGATATCAAATTATCAATTACAGGTATTTGGTTCAGAATGAATGATAAGATACAAAGATTAAAACAACTAGTTATTTTAGGTAAAAAAGATACGGTAAACGAACCCGTAGAAGATACACTACAAGATTTGGGTGTATATGCTATTATAGCTCAGATAGTTAAGCGTAAAAAATGGGCAAAATAACATTTGGATTATTCAATTTTTTTCACTACCTTAGTAGAGATTTTAGGGTAAAGAGTATTTATACTTGTAAGCCTTAAAACTTAACAATAAACTTTAAACAATAAAAACTATGGCAACAAACCTAGATGCAATCCGTGCACGCCTTAACAAATTGCAAGGCACACAAAAAGCTTCCGATTCACTTTGGAAACCGACAGTCGGTAAACACCAATTAAGATTGGTCCCCTACAAATTCAGCAAAGATATGCCGTTCATTGAGTTGTATTTTCATTACAACATCAATAACAAATCTTATCTTTCCCCTGCTTCATTTGGTAGACCTGACCCTATTATGGAGTTTGCAGAAAAACTCAAGAGAATGGGTACTAAAGAAGATTACAGGGAAGCAAAGAAACTTGAACCTAAACTCAGAACCTTTGTTCCTGTATTGGTAAGAGGTCAAGAAAATGAAGGTATTAAGTTTTGGGGATTCGGTAAGACAGTATATCAAGAACTCCTTGGTTACTTTGCTGACCCTGATTATGGTGACCTTTCACACCCTGTAAATGGTAGGGATATTGTAGTTGAGTATGCAGCTCCTACTGATGGTGCTTCATACCCCACAACCACTATTCGTGTAAAACCTAATGCAACTAAAATCGTAGATGATGTTGAAAAGATGAAGCAATTGATTGAATCACAAAAAGAAATTACTTCTATCTACAAAGAACTGACTTATGATGAATTGAAGGGTATTCTTGAAAATTGGTTGGCAGGAAACACTACAGATGAAGGTACGAAATCCGTAACTCAAGAAACGGTAGTGGCAAAAACAGAAAAAGCGGTAAGTGATAGTTTTGATTTTGATTCAACTCCAAGTAACTCTACAGAAGAATTACCATGGGAGGTTGAAACACCAAAAGCAAAACCTTCTACACCAGCACCCAAGACTTCTGCTAAAACCAAAGAGGTAGCAGATGCATTTGATGAACTCTTCAAATAATAAGTTACAATTATGGCAAAAGGAGATTTGGCAGACATCCTATTGGACAGTCTGAATAAGAAAAACAAAGACCAGAAAATCGCTTTCTATCTTAATGATGATTCCGATGGAGCACCTACGAATGTAAATGGTTGGGTATCTACGGGAGCAGCGATGCTGGATGTGGCAATCTCCAACCGTCCCTATGGTGGAATACCTGTTGGTAGGATTACCGAACTGACAGGGTTAGAGCAGAGTGGTAAATCATTACTCTCTGCTCACATCTTAGCGGAAACGCAAAGACAGGGTGGGGTTGCCGTATTGATTGACACCGAAACCGCAGTCAGTAGAGAATTCTTTGATGCGATTGGTGTTGATGTATCTAAACTTTTGTATGTGAATGTTGATACCGTTGAAGACATATTTGAAACGATAGAAACAATCATTGAGAAAGTAAGAGAGAAAGATGCAGAAAAATTAGTTACAATTGTCGTTGATTCAGTTGCGGCCGCCTCTACTAAAAAAGAGATGGAAGCCGACTACGATAAAGATGGATACGCAACCGATAAAGCAATCATCATCAGTAAAGCGATGAGAAAGATTACTAACACAATCGGTAGACAAAAAATTGCAGTTATCTTTACCAATCAGTTGAGACAGAAACTTAATGCTATGGCGTTCTCAGACCCATGGACAACATCAGGTGGTAAAGCACTTGCATTCCATGCCTCAGTAAGATTGAGGTTGAAGAATGTTGGACAAATTAAGATGAAAGTCAACGGACAAGATAAAGTAGTTGGTATATCTGTAAGAGCACAAGTAGTTAAGAATCGGTTAGGCCCACCCCTCCGTTCCGCAGATTTTGATATCTTCTTTGATAGAGGTATTGACAACTACGGAAGTTGGTTGGGTGTACTGAAAGAAAATAAACTTGTAAAACAAGGTGGTGCGTGGTACGAGTATACTGATACCGAAACGGGTGAAGTTATTAAGTTTCAATCCAAAGATTGGATTAATCTTATGATTCAAAATGCAGAACTTAGAGACCAAGTTTACAAACAGATTTGTGAAGCAACAATTCTTCAATACAAAAAAGATACAACCGACATTGATGCAATGGAGGTTGATTCTCAGATACCAAACGAGGTAGAATAAATAAGTTACATTAACAACGAGGGGTCTGTAAAAAGACCCTCGTTTTTTTATTAGGTATGAACAAGAGATACGAAAAAATTTTAAACGAGATAGAGAAAGACCACTCTACTGCTCATCTTCGCAAACGAAATAGCAAAGTACTTTTTATTGATGGTCTAAATACATTCTTTCGTTGTTGGAGTACAAATCCTATGATGAATGAAGATGGTGAGCATGTTGGAGGTGTAGTAGGTATGTTACGCTCTATTGGTAAAGTTATTCGTGATGAAAATCCAACACGAGTGGTAGTAGTATTTGATGGAAAAGGTGGTTCACAAAAAAGAAGAGAACTTTTTCCACAATACAAAGCCGATAGAAAGGTAAAGTTCAGGGTCAATCGTCAATACGAAGGTATGATGAGTCAGGAAGATGAACAAGTATCTCTTAAACGACAATTAAGTTGGTTGGGTAATATCTTATCTGTATTGCCTGTTACAACTATGATTTATGATAACATAGAGGCAGATGATGTTATAGGATATCTATCCAAACAAATTCTTAAAGAAAATGAAACTGGTGTAATATTTTCATCTGATAAAGATTTTTTTCAATTAGTTGATGAAAATATTAATGTATGGAATCCACTCAAAAAGAAAAGAATGGATATAGATACAATCCGCAAAGATTATGGAATTCATCCCACTAACTTTATTTGGTACAGGGTTTTAGATGGAGATAAAAGTGATAACATAGATGGAATAAAAGGATGTGGTCTCAAAACTCTACAAAAGCGTATCCCTGTGTTAGATACCAATAAAAGATTAACAATTGATGAGTTAATGAACATAGCAGATTCCGAAAAAGATAGCTACAAAATTTTTGAGACCATATTAACAAGTAAAAATCAGATTGATAGAAACTATCAACTTATGCAGTTAGAAAATCCTGATATAAGTGGTCTTACTAAATTAAAGATTAAGGAAAGATTTGACCAAGAAGATGAACCCATGGATAAAATGAAATTTATAGGGTTAGGCATGAAATACAAAATTCTCCAAAATTGGACAGATGTAAATGGATGGTTAAGAGATAGTTTTTCAAATCTTATTTTGAAATAATAAATTATTTTGGTAGATTGATTAGATGAGTGAGCAAATAGATAATTTATCAAAGTATGGGCAAGGATATCAAACGAAAGTGGTATCCAATCTTATTACTGATAGAGGATTTTTAGAGCAGGTATCCGATGTACTTGATACTAAGTATTTTGAATCGGATACTAATAAATGGATAGTACAAAAAACATCTGATTACTTTGGTACATATAAGAATACACCAACTACAGATTTTTTTAAGACAGAATTACAAAAGTTGGATGAT